ATCAAGGATTGGCTCAGAGAGGCCGCCACGGCCATCGGAGACGGCGGCAACATGTCAGGGCTGGATACGGCAGACATGCCGCCCAGCCCCGTCGTGGTGGCATTTACGAGGGGTGCCCTGGACCTTCTGCGGGATTACGAGGCGGAACTGCTCGTTGCCATCAAGGCCGAGGGCGAATCTGGCCTCGAGGCAATGCACAACCGCAGCCGCGAGATTGCAATGCGGATCAGCCTGATCGTGGCGCGGTCGATGGGACAGGCAGAGATCGGCATCGAGCCGATGCAATGGGCAATCGACTATGTGCGGTTCTATAGTGGCCGCGCCATTGAGATGTTCAAGGAAAACATGGCCGAGAGCGACCACCAGGCAGCGGTGAAGGCCTGCTACGCCAAAATCCAGAAGGCAGGCCTCAAAGGCGTGACCGAGGCAGAACTTGAGAAAAAGGTCAGGAAGTTTGCCGCGCTAGAGCCAATCCGCCAGAAGGCGGTCATGGACAAGCTGGCGTCGAACTACGGGTGCGAGTGCCGCAACGTCAACGAAGGCAAGCGTGGGCGACCTCGAATGGCATGGTTTGTTCCTGTGACGTAAGGTCAAGCCCCGCAAGGGGCTTTTTCTTTGGCCTGTGCTAAGGGGTGGCCTATTATCGGTGGCATTTAATCAACACCGCCTGTCCCCGAATTGAAATCGAAGAAACCCTAGCAAACACTGGTCTTCTTATAGATAGAGAGTAATATTCTTTATTATTATATATATGACTACACTCTCTCTCTCATGTCTATGGCACCCCCTCCCAGGGGGAGACCCTCCCAGACCTCCTGAAATTGTCCCCATAAATACCTTAATTACCCTTGGCACTGGCTAAACTTTTGAAAGCAAAGGCCAATTTTCCAAAACAATGCGGTTTTTGGCCAGAATTAAATATGCCTTTTAATCCGGAGGTCGATTCTTGCAGATTCCTGCAAGATTCCGCTTGCAGATTGCTGCAATGGCGCTATGGTGGGGACATCAACAGCGCAGGGCAATCCCGCCACTGCACAGCCCAATGGAGATCAGTATGACTCTCAAGACCAGCATGTTCTACGCCTATCAGGACCAGTACGGTTGGACCGTTGCCACCGTGACCGGCGCGCCGACCGAGGCTGTCTTGGCCGCCCACAAGGCCCCGCGCTCGTTCTCGATCCGCGCATCCGCCGAGGCGTTCATCCAGTCTGTTTGCAAGTGACAAAAAGGGGCTTCGGCCCCTCCAACCCACCACCAAGGGATCAACCCACAATGACCACCGCAACCGACATCATCGCCAAAGGCCACCAAGCAATGGCCGAACTCGCCACCCGCCCCCGCAAGTCTCCGCAGACCGGCGAAGAGGCCATCCTCGTCATCGAGGAGATGCGCCGCCGCACCAAGTCCAAAGCCGCCCGCATCAAGATGGCCGACATGGCGATCAGCATCGGCAACCTGACCCCCCGCGCACGGTCGATCTGGATTGTCTATCGCGCAGAAGAGACCGCCTGATGGCCGCATACTATAACGAGATAGACCCCTACGCCGCGCAGTGGCTGCGCAACTTGATCGACAGTAGACTGGTAGCGGAAGGTGACGTAGATGAAAGATCCATTCGGGACGTGGCTGCTGCGGACCTCCGCGGCTACACCCAGTGCCATTTCTTCGCCGGTATCGGCGTCTGGTCCTATGCCATCCGTCTCGCAGGATGGCCCGACGACCGACCCGTCTGGACCGGCTCCTGCCCCTGCCAGCCCTTCAGCGCCGCCGGAAAGGGAGCCGGATTTGCCGACGAGCGCCACCTCTGGCCTGAGTTCTATCGCCTCATCGCCGAGTGCCATCCTCCAGTTGTCTTTGGAGAGCAGGTTGCAAGCAAGGACGGCCTCGGCTGGCTCGACACTGTACAGTCTGACATGGAAGCATCGGGCTACGCCCTTGGGGCGGCAGATCTGTGCGCTGCGGGCATCGGTGCCCCGCACATCCGCCAGCGCCTCTGGTTTATTGGAGAGCGGCTGGCCGACACCCACAACGACGGACGCAGCAAGGGGCAACGGCACGATCAGGGAGCACGACACGGGGATACCTCTTCCGCAACGGGCAACGATGGCGGGCTGGCCGACGCCTGCAACGACGGACCACAAGGGTGGGGATCAGGGCGGTCGGATCAGGGACGGGAAACTCTCAACGGATCGGTTGGACGTGACGGCGCAACTGGCAGGCCCAGCCCGACTAACGGCCACTGGCGAGATGCTGACTGGCTCCACTGCCGGGACGGAAAGTGGCGGCCAGTTGAACCCGGCACATTCCCGCTGGCTCATGGGGCTTCCGCCAGAGTGGGACGCCTGCGCGCCTACGGCAATGCCATCGTCCCGCAAGCAGCGGCAGAAGTGATCAAATCATATATGGAGATACATCAATGACCGCTTACTTCTTTCTCGCCGCCCAACTCGCCAAGGTCGCGGCCTTCACCCTTTCCATCTACGGCCTCACCTACGCCTTCCTGCTGGTGACGCCATGATCACACTCCCGCACTACACCGAGTTTGCCGATAACCGAGGCCGTGGACGCCCGCCCAAATATCCACTCCGCGCCCTCAAAGTCGGGGAATCCACGTTCTTGGCCGGAGCCATCCGGCAAAACGTCAACAAGGCAATCTGCAATCTCAGGGTTCAGAACTCGATAACTCCGATCAAGTTTCGCTGCCGCACCGTTTGCAAAGACGGCATCACCGGCGTAAAGATTACGAGGATCGCATGACCTCCGCATACGCCGACTTTCTCGCCCGTAAAGCACCACGCGCCCAATCATCCGGCTTTGAGCCAAAATCACTGCCAGATCATTTATTCGACTTCCAGAAGGAATGCGTATCGTTCTGCCTTCGCCAAGGCCGTGCTGGCCTTTACCTCGATACCGGCCTAGGCAAAACTCGATGCCAACTCGAATGGGCAGCACAGGCAGCATCCCAAAGCAACGGCAAGGCACTCCTGCTGACACCACTCGCCGTCGCAAAGCAGATCGAACGCGAAGCCCGTCAACTCGGATACGAAGCCAGCGTGATCCGCGATCAGTCAGAAGCCCGCGACGGCATCAACATCTGCAACTATGATCGCCTTGAAAAGATGGACGTCAACGAATTCGGCGCTGTCAGCCTGGACGAAAGCAGCATCCTGAAATCATTTAACGGCAAAACCTGCGAAGCACTTATCAATTCTTTCGCAGGACATCGATTCCGGCTATCCGCCACCGCAACACCAGCACCAAACGACCACATGGAACTCGGAAACCAAGCCGCGTTCCTCGGCGTCATGCCAGCAAACGAAATGCTCATGCGATGGTTCATCAACGATACCAAGGAAGCATCACAACAATGGCGGCTTAAACGCCACGCCGCAGATGACTTCTGGGACTGGATGGCATCATGGTCACGCATGGCGCAATCACCCGAAGATCTCGGATTCGACGGTTCACGATACATCCTACCGCCACTCAATATCATCCGGCACAAAGCCGCCGGATCAAACGTCAAACCAATGGAAGGATCGCTATTCGTCTCCGATCTCTCCGCAACCAACATGCACGATGTCAAGCGACAGACAGCCAAAAGTCGCGCAGAACTGATTGCATCACTCGCCGACAATTCAGATCCATTCATCGTTTGGACAGATACCGATTACGAAGCAGATGCCGTCAAATCCATCATGCCACACGCAGTCGAAGTGCGTGGATCAATGCGAATTGAACAAAAGGAGGAAAACCTAGAAGCATTTGCACTCGGTCAAGCCCGCGTGATCATCACCAAACCATCAGTCGCTGGATTTGGCCTCAACTGGCAACACGCGCACAGCATGGGATTCGTCGGACGCAGCTTTTCATACGAAGCATGGTATCAAGCCGTTCGCCGCTCATGGCGTTACGGCCAGACAAAGCCCGTCAATGTTCACATCGCAGTTGCAGAAGGCGAAGATCAGATCGGGCGTGTCATCGACCGTAAGGCCTCCGATCACGACACCATGCGAGACGCAATGACAAAAGCCATGCGCCGCGCAGTCAATCGAGCATCCGCATTCAAGATCACATACAATCCGACACACACAGGGAGACTGCCGTCATGGCTCAAGAGTTCCGTTGCTTAAACCAAGCATCCGGCGCAACATACACTGCAATCAATGGCGATTGCGTCGATGTGGTGCGCCAGTTGCCATACCACTCAGTCGGATTTTCCGTCTACAGCCCGCCATTCGGTGATCTGTTCATCTACTCCGACAGCGAAGCCGACATGGGAAACTCATCGTCAGATGGCGAATTCTTCGATCACTACGAATTCCTCATTGAGGAAATGGCGCGCGTCATGATGCCAGGCCGATTGGTCGCCGTACACTGCTCCGATCTCCCATTCCGCAAGTGGAAGGACGGGAAACTCGGCATCAAGGACTTCTCCGGCGATATCATCCGCGCTCACGAACGCCACGGGTTTACACTCCACAGCCGCGTCACCATCTGGAAATGCCCCGTAGTCGAGATGACGCGCACCAAGGCACTAGGACTGCTCTACAAACAACTCCAGAAGGACAGCTCCAAAAGCCGCACCGGAATGCCGGATTACCTTCTCGTGTTCCGCGCACCAGGCGAAAATGCCAATCCCGTCACACACACACCACAAGACTTCCCAGTCGGTCAGTGGCAGCAATGGGCATCACCCGTGTGGATGGACATCCAACAAACCAACACACTCAACGTCCGCATGGCGAAAGAAAACAAGGACGAAAAACACCTATGCCCGCTGCAACTCGACCTCATCGAACGCGCGTTAATACTATGGTCCAACCCCGGCGACGTCGTTCTATCCCCGTTCATGGGTATCGGTTCAGAAGGATTCATGTCCATTAAACTCAAGCGCAAGTTCATCGGAGTTGAACTGAAAGAATCCTATTGGAAACAGGCATGCAAAAACATTGCATCCGTCGAATCCCAGTCCGCATCACTATTCGATTTCGGTGACGATGCATGACAATCGAATGGGGAATCGAAGAAATTAAGATCAGGCGCAAAGAAGACGAAGATGCGGAACAAGACGGATCATGGGAAAACTTCTCACGCATGAAACGCATCCGAGCTTACCGTCGCAAGGCAATGGGATACAGCAGATCCAAAGCCAAAGCATGGATGGAGGTCGCACAATGGGAGTTGTCGAGGAACCATACAACTGGGAACGGGACGCAATAAGATCATACACACTTGCAATCCGTATGATCTCACTTCGCATCGGATCACGCAGATTTCAGACCATCCCAGAAATGTATTGGCAAGAACAACACGGCACGATACCGTAACAATTACTCACCCTGCGGTTTACTCCTCCCTACCGCAGTACTTGGCCCCGCCCTTGTGGTGGGGCTTTTTTTATTGCATATTGTCGCAATCGTTTCGGAGCCGTAATGTTATTCGCAAGTAAAAAACTGACCAGATGGTAAAAAATGAAGCCGAGCAAAGCTAAAAACCTCCAGATTACCTATCGCCAAATCGAATCCCTGATCCCTTACGCCCGCAACAGCCGCACCCACTCCGACGCCCAGGTGGCCCAGATCGCCGCCAGCATCAAGGAATTCGGCTGGACCAACCCTGTCCTGATCGACGCTGAAGGAGGCATCATCGCGGGCCACGGGCGCATCATGGCAGGCCGGAAGATCGGCATGACCGAAGCCCCGTGCATTGTGCTGGACGGCCTCACGGAGGCCCAGCGCCGCGCCTATGTGATCGCCGATAACAAGCTGGCGCTGAACGCCGGATGGGACATTGATCTGCTGAAGATCGAACTAAAAGACCTCGATGCTGAGAAGTTTGATCTGACGCTGACAGGATTTGAGCTTGGTGAACTCACTACGTTATTTGATGAGCCAAACATGGCAGAACCTGACAGCAGCACAAAAGAAATTGATCCAGACGAATATGCAATGGATCATAAATGTCCAAAGTGCGGATTTGAATTTGATGAATAAGCCTGATTGCGCCTGGAACCTGACTGATCTTGCATCAGTGCCAAAGAATGGCATCAAGGTCATGAGCACCTTTGCTTGTGGCGGCGGATCATCAATGGGCTACAAAAGAGCCGGATGCGAGATCATTGCCGCAAATGATATCGACCCTGAGATGGCTTGGCACTACAAGCGCAATCTCAATCCACCTCATTATTTCCTCTGTCCAATTCGTGATCTGCTCACGGCTGATCTTCCGCTCGAACTCTTCAAACTCGACATCCTTGATGGATCGCCGCCATGCTCAACATTCAGCATGTCAGGAAGCCGCGAAAAAGCATGGGGAAAGGATAAACACTTCCGCGAAGGCCAAGCAAAGCAAGTGTTGTCTGACCTTTTCTTCGACTATCTTGATCTTGTAGAGCGATTGAAACCTCGTGTGGCGATTGCCGAGAACGTCAAGGGAATGATCCTTGGTAATGCC